GCAAACACCGACTATCAGGCTTACCTTGCGTGGCTCGCGGAAGGTAACACTCCCGAACCTTGGAACCCCGAACCCTAACCCGCTAACCCCGTCCATGCCCCGCCATCGTGCGGGGCTGAACTATTTGGAGAACCCTCGTGAGTCAGCCAGGTGGCGTGAACATCACCGCCGAGCAGATGTACTCCCTGCTTCTTGACATTGACCGGAAGGTGAGTGGACTCGTGCGTGATACCGCGAATCAAGAAGTCAAACTGGCTGACCATGAGGAGCGGTTGCGCGCGATTGAAAGCGAAGAAGACCAGGGCCGCAGGGTCTCTGAGATGGAAGCTGATGTGAAAGCGATTCGCAGCGAGCTGGAAGAAATCAAACGCCGCGTCTGGGCTATCCCCAGCGCAGGCATCATCATCTCCCTCACCGCGGTTGTGCTCACCATCGTGGCGTTTGTGAGGACGCTGTAAGCAGTAACTGCACCACGGACCCAGACCGGCATGGTCTGGGTCTTTTTCATTGCGAAAGGAAATCACCGTGCCAGCAATCCCCGTGAAGTGGCGTAAGTATCTCTACGGCGTGAGCGCCGCATCTATCCCCGTGCTTGTCATTTTGGGCTACGTGTCCAACGAACTCGCGGTGTCCCTGCTGGGACTGGCGAACGCGGTTTTCATTGGTGGCTTGGCGTTCGCCAACACCAACCCAAGCGAGGAGCAGTAATGCCGGATATCGAACCACAGGAAGCACCAGATTTCACTGGTGAAGTTGAGTTCGCGCTCATTGAGATTGCCGAGGAAGCATGAGTTTCGCTACCGATCTGAAAGCCGCGCTGAAGAAGAACTACCCAGGGAAAGTGGTGTACTGCAAAGGCTGGGACACCCGCGGGGACAACTGGAACACCGGTAACGGGCGACCCATTGGCCATCTGCACCACCACACCGCTGGAGCAGCAACCCAGTCAAGTAACCCGAAAGACCCAGGAAACAAAAAAGGTGCAAACGCTGGCGTAGTGAACTGGTGCATTCATCCTGGCGCGTCGCACGGATGGTGCAATGCGGTCATTGACCGTGACGGCACGCTGTACATCGTCGGCATCAAAGCTCAGTGGCACGCTGGCCTAGGTTCGTTTGGTGGTACACGCTGGGAGCCACTAGGAATTAGAAAAGATTGCGCCAATTCCGCGTTATTCGGCACGGAAATTGTCAGCAAGGGGCTTAAGCGGGACTTCACGAAAGCACAGCTGCAAGCCATTGACGCACTTAACGTTTCCTTGCGTGAAGCGTGCAACTGGCGCGGGTTCAAACTGCGCTGCATGAATCACAAGGACTGGACGACCAGGAAGAACGACACCTTGTACCCGTGGCGTAAATGGGTGCGGCGTGCGCGCCTGGCGTGGCTGGTGCGTAAGCGATGAACTTTGAATACCTCCGCACCCATTTGAAAGGCCACGGGCTGTGAGTTTTCTTGATGAGGTTCACGCCGTTGAGCATCGCTCACCAGGGCCGCGCTGTGTCATCTGCAAACTCTTGGACAAATTCGATGACCGCGAGGACATCCAAGTGGTCATGGATGATGTCACCATGCAGTCATCAGTGATTGCTAGGGCGCTGGGTGCTCGTGGGGAGAAAGTTAGCCCAGCATCGGTGAGTAGGCATCGCCGCCGCGAATGCTCAGGGACGAAGTAGCCTGATGACCTTTGCTGATGATCTGGCTGCCGCGCAAGATCAGCAGGACGCTGACGCGCTGCGGCAAGCCTTAGAACGCACCCAGCGGCAGCTCGCCATTGCAAAAGACCGTTCCGAACGGTTGGTCTCATGCGTAATGCAGGCGAGCGTGGATGCGGTACTGGCTCACCCGTTGCGCCAAGTCGTCAAACCCGCAAAAGACTCCAGGCGCAAAGCCGCTGAAGTGGCGCTGTGGCATCTCACCGACTGGCAGGGCGCGAAAGTCACCCCTAGTTATGACAGTCAGGTGATGGCCGAGCGGGTGCATCGGTTCGTGGATAAAGCCGAACGCATCACCGCGATTGCACGCGCTGACCACCCAGTTAAAAACTGTGTCATCGCCCTTGGTGGGGACATGATCGAAGGGCTGTTCAACTTCCCCACGCAACCGTATGAGATTGACGCAACTTTGTTTGGGCAGTTCGTGACGGTAAGTAACCTCATCGTGGAGGTGGTACGCCGCGCGTTAGGCATATACGAGCAGGTCACCGTTATTGGGGAGTGGGGCAACCACGGCCGCATCGGGTCCAAGCGTGATGCGGTGGTGAAAAGTGACAACGCTGACCGGATGACGTATGAGCTCGCACGCCAAATCCTCCTGGCCAGTGGTGAAACCAGACTCACGTGGGAAGACTCCGCAGAAGACATTCAACGGCTAGAAATCGGGAACTACCGCGCGCTGGTAATGCACGGTGATGAAGTGGGCCGCGCAGGGTTCGCCAGCCCAAGTGCGTGGCAGGCAGCTGGGAACCGGTGGAAAGCTGGTGCGTACCACTGGCAGTTCCAAGACATCTACTTGGGCCACTACCACCGGCACGCTCAAGAACCGCTCTCTGACGGGTTGGGGGCGATCTACTGGACCGGCAGCACCGAAAGTGACAACCGATACGCGCGCGATTCAATGGCGGCTAGCGGTGTGCCCTCCCAGCGGCTGCACTTCATTGACCCTGAAGCAGGGCGCGTAACCGCCCAATATCAGATTTGGTTGGACGCATGACCCCGCCGCAAGGGATGCCCAAACGCAACATCGTGGAGGAACGCGCCGAGCATTACGGTGACCCGCGGCCAAACATGGAACGCACCGCGAAACTGTGGAGTGCCTACCTTGGGGTGCATATTAGTGCCCACGATGTGGCGCAGATGATGGTGCTGGTAAAGATTTCCCGCTCAAAAGTCACTGCGCACGATGACAACTACGCCGATGCGATCGGCTACACCGAAATTGCGCGGGAGTTGCGGTGAAAGTACGCATCGTGGTGGGTGAGGTTGAACTGCGTACTGATGGTTTGGAGATATCCAAGCGGCAGCTTGTGCAGTTGATGCGTGAAGCCGGTTCCATCGCGTTAGCCGTAGCCGCGAGCGTGCCAACGACGTTTGAAGACACCACCGATGGCAAACCCATAGGGTTTACCGCCCAGTTAGAGCTTGACCCCGAACGCAACGTGGGCGAGGACTTCTCAGAATGGTTTGAAGACGAATAGCCCAACAGACCAACCCCCCAAATGGCAGGCCAGCCAAAGCGCCCCCAGCCTCTCCTCACCCACGGGAGAGCCTGGGGGCGCTGCTCCTTATTTATGGACGGCTAGGCGCATATATAAGGAGTGGTTTAGGCCACGGCATTGACCGCAGCCGTAAGCGCATCATGGTTCACCTGGATATAGCGCATCGTGGTGGACACATCGGCGTGACCGAGTAAATGCTGCACTGCAGTGATGTCGTGGCTGGCTTGATACCACTTGGTCCCCGCGTAATGCCGCAGGGAGTGGGGGCTAAACGGGCGCGGCAGCACCCGTTCCAACCGGTCTGCGATGTAGTCAGGGGTGACCGGTTGCCCTGCACGTATCGGTGAGGGGAACGCCCAACCCTCCAGCCCATATAAACGCTCATGTAAGCGCGGATGAATCGGCACGAGCCGTGTCACCCCACCTTTGCCTTTCACCACTAACCCAAAGTCACCCACGTGGCTGGCGTGAACGTTCGCCATCTCCGACCGCCGCAACCCCGCGTGCGTCCCCAAATCCAGCATGAGCATCGTTTCCGTATCAGCAAGAGCCCGTGCGGTCGCCAAGGCTGCTTCCGTGATCGGTTTCGATACGCCTTTCGGCACACTCACGCTGGGAAGTTCTTCTGCTAAATCCAGCGCGATGTAGCCGCGCCGATACGAGAACTTGTAGAACGAGCGCAGCGTCACCATCATGGATTTGCGTCCTTCTGGGGAAAGCTCGCTACGGCTGGCTAAATACGCTTGGAGCGCATCTGGGGTCACTGTGAGTGGGTCAATACCGGTGCGCACCATCGCACGCAGATACGACAAGCGGGTGCGGATGGTTCCTTCACTTTTACCAGCGGCACGGTACGTATCTATCCATGCGTCTACCACTGTTTGCATGTGTTCCCCCGAGGAAGTGGGCTGATTCTTCACCAGCGCAAGGGGAGTCACTCTGTCCTGTTGTGACATACGTTGGGTAGCCAATTGTGGGGACATCTCAGAATGAGTCATTTCTCACACCCGCCACTCACGCCGCAACTAACCCAGAGGTCGCAGGTTCAAATCCTGCCCCCGCTACGAAAGGCAGGCCAGGCCCAGGATTCTCTGGGTCTGGCCTTTCGCCTGTTTCCAACCAGATCATTGGCACGCCGGTGGCCATCGCCCACGCCATGAGGATGGGGCGCTTAACTTCATTCATGGAGGTAGCCGACTCGTAGCGGCTGATGGTGCGTCGGGAAATGCCGGTGCTGTCGGCAAACTCCGATTGAGACAAACCGGTATCTTCCCGAGCTGCGCGCAAACGGCGGCCCACGGTGTATTCGGGAATGTGCCCGTAAAACATTTCTGTGCTCATACGTCACAGTATGAATACGCCGCACCAATTAGCGCAAGTTCCTAGGGGTTAAAAAGACTTGTCAAAAAAATACGGCGTGTCGCCTGTACGGATTGGCTCAATTGCGCCAAGATCGGCCCCATGAGCCAATCCGCACACTATGTCAGTACCGCCGAGGTGGCACAGCTGCTTGGGAAATCTACCGCCACAGTAAAGCGGATGGCGCAAAAAGGTAGCCTTCCCCCAGCGATGAAGCTTCCTGGCGAGACCGGCGCTTACCTATTTGACCGCGCGCTCGTGGAGACCTACGTCAAAGAGCGCACCCCCTAACTCCCTGCGCTGGCTTCGCCCCCGTGGTCAGTGCAGGAGAACCGCAAGACCTCTGCCATGAGGACAACTGAATAAAAGACCTCCCGCTGCGCTTCCTAGGCAGATGCAAGCAGCGGGAGGTCACCTCATAGCCACTGGTAAGGAAACGAGGTTCCATCATTATGAACTCAGCAGGCATCTTGGGTCTAGCAACCCTGGCGCTCATCACGTTTGCGATGCACCATCTCATCCAAGAACGAAACCGTGAGCGCATCCGCGCGAACCGCTACCGCCACGCCCTAGCGCGCGCACAGCAGCACAATGAGCGGCTGCTCAACGATTTAGAGGGCGCGCGCTTGGCATACGACCTTGTGACGCTGCGCAGTGGCACACACCCGTCCATGCAGCCACAGCGCGACGCGCGCATCATCGCGTTTCCTGGCGGTGAAGCATGAACCGCAAGCGGCTGAACGCCATCATCGAAACATTGCACCTTAAGCGCCACATGGGTACGTGCGCGGATATGCACCCACTTGTCCACGCCGAACACATGGTGGGCATTCGCAATCGTGCGCTACAAATCCTCGCCGCAGAACTCAGGGGTGCAGCATGATTGCGTTCCTCGTCGGCCTGGCCGTTGCCTTCCCCGTTGGGTATGCGGTTGGTGACTGGATTGCTCGTAGTGGATTTCGGCACGAACTCGAACGCCAAGCACGCATTGAACGCACGCGCGCTGCCATGGCGCGGATGCGCGAATCAAAGGGGCCAGCATGATGTTGTCCTCACTCATCGCAACTGCGGCTATCGCCTTGGCTCCTACAGCCGGACAGATGCCAGACACGCCTCCAGCGCCCATCACGCACAAACACAACGCGGCTCAGCGCGGCTACCAGCCAAGCGCATACAAGGGCCGCTTGTGGAACAAACATATTGACGCGAACTATCGCCGCTGTGTTGGTCAGCGTGAAGGCCAATGGGTGTATTGGATTACGGACCCAAGTGGCTACTACGGCACGTATCAACTCACCCGCGCCCTTGGTGTTGGCGCTGGCTGGATGATCGCCAAGGAACTTAAGCGCACGTACCCGAACAAGATCGCGCGTCACATTGGGGCGCGACTGCGAGCACACACACCAGACAAGTGGACGCGCTTCTACGCCGATATGGCGTTCTGGGTCATCTTGCGTGGCGGTGTTGGGCACGGAACATCAGGTGCAAAACATTGGGCTGGCGGCAACTGGCCATGCAGCCCAGGCATGACGTTTAAACCAGCCATGGGTTGGTATGGAGCGAACTCGTGATGACCCTGGTGAAACTCAGCAGTGGGGAAGAAGTTGTCCCAGCCCTCTACGGGGCACAAGTGCTCACGTGCAGAACGTGCAAGATCGAACGCATTTTTGTGTTCGACAATCGGCAAGAGAACGGCTACTGGTTCAAAGGCACATGTGGCCACGTGCGGTGGGTGGACGCATGAACGTTATTAGCGCAACCGTGGAACTGTTCTGCCCAATCTGCCAATTGAAGATTTTCGTTGGTAACCCAATTGTGCTTGGAGAGTACGGCTGGACACATGCACTGTGTGGGGAACCGTTCTGATGGCCCCCACACAGTGCAGCGCGAATCATCCTCGTTTGACGTACCGTTCAAGTGCGCGGCGTACAACCTCGCTGACGGTTTCTTCACGTTCGCGCGCAATCTCCAACGCCTGCTCCCACAGGTCATCTTCAATGCGGATGGCACGTGGCGTGGTGTTAGGCATCTGTACCCCGAGTCAGGATGTCGCCTTCAAGGGTGGTCACCGAATCCAATCGGCCAGTCACTTTCAAGGTCTCGCAGTCGATGAGTCGCAAGCAGCGAGCACAGAAATACGTTCGGTCGTCCCATTCACCACCAAGTTCTGGCTCAACTTCCTTATCGCCCACGACGGAAAAGAAACCGTCATAAATCGGCTCATTTCCGCAAATGCAGATGAGGTAATAGGAATCCCCACCCACGTGCGAACCGTCTTTTGCTGGCTCAATCCATCCCTCAATCATTGTCATCACCTACTTGCTCTCGTTAATGACGGCCATGACGGCATCACGGATGCTTTGCGGCAGTTGGCTCTCCTCGTAGTAGCCGCAGCCGAACGATTCGTCTACAAGTTCGTAGCAGTTACGGCAGCACACGCCTTCACCTGTGCCTTTGGCGCTGGCTTCACAGCACAAGGTCAATGGGTACGCCATCCAGTTACCGTTAGGAAAGATGTAGACAGCGAGCTTGCCTTGCGTGTACGGGTCCAAGATGTCAGTGATAATGACTTTGTCAGTTGTAGCGCTCATTGTTTCCTCCTTGTTAGCCCCAGTGGCTTATGTATATACACAATACACGATGTATATACAGACGCAAGTGTTTTTGCAGAGTTTTTTTCAGGGGACAGCAAATGAGCTTGTATCTTGTCCCCCTATCCCAGCGCGCTGCTAAAGCGGCCTGCGCTCGTTGGCATCGTCACAATGCGCCACCGCGCGGAGACCTATTCAGGGTAGGTGCTGCCGTAGATGGCGAACTTGTGGCAGTCGGTATCGCTGGCCGTCCAGTAGCCCGTCACTTAGACGACGGCAACACGGTGGAAGTCACGCGCGTGAGCAGTAGTGGCTACCCCAACGCCACCAGCTTTCTGTACGGAGCGCTTAGGCGCGCAGCATTTGCCCTTGGGTACACCCGAGTCATTACGTACACCCAGGCCCAAGAAGGTGGCGCATCTTTGCGTGCTGCCGGTTACACGGTTCTGGCAAGCAGGCCACCAAGAAAAGGCTGGCACACCATGTCACGGCCGCGGGAAGACGCGCTATACCAACAATCCGAGCGCTGGCTGTGGGAAGCAACGCCATGAGATTTGCCTACGCTGACCCGCCATACCTTGGTAAAGCAAAACGGCTTTACGGAAAGTTTCACGATGATGCAGCTCGTTGGGATGACCCCCAAGCTCACCGTGAACTCGTTATACAGCTGCAAAACGAATACCCAGATGGCTGGGCGCTTTCATGTAATCCAAAAGACCTTGCGGTGTACCTGCCTGAATGCCCCGAAAACGTGCGCATTGCCTCATGGGTGAAAAGCTTCCATCAAATCCGGCCCAAGCTCACCGTGCAGCACGCCTGGGAAGCGGTGTTGTGGGTTGGGGGCCGAGAGGAACAAGGCCGAAAGCCAATGGTGAGAGATTGGCTGCTAACTAAGCCAACAAACCGCAAAGGGCTTCCAGGCGCAAAACCACCGGAGTTCAACCGCTGGATTCTTGACTTGTTGAACTTCAAGCCAGGGGACACCGTAGAAGACCTGTTCCCAGGCACGCACGGTATGGCCGCCGCCCAGCTTGAGGCGGTGCTCCTATGACTTCCCTCAAATTGCGTGTACATGGTCTCCCAGCACCGCAAGGCAGCAAGCGCCACGTTGGCGGTGGGCGCATGATCGAAGCGAGCAAGAAGGTTGGCCCGTGGCGTGAAGCCATCGTGGCCGAGGTGAAGCGGCTTGGGTATGAAGACCTCTTGATTGATGAACCCACGTTCTTGCGCGTCACGTTCTTGATGCCACGCCCCGCCAGTCACCGCACCGCCACCGGTGAGGTGCGCTCCAGCGCACCCGTGTGGCCGCACAAAACCCCAGACCTGGACAAGTTGCTGCGCTCCACGCTGGACGGTTTGACACAAGCCGGAGTGCTTGCTGATGACGCGCGCGTCGTCGTCATCGCCGCTTCCAAAACGTATGCAGACAAACAAGCCCCAGGGGCACTCATCCACATTGAAACCGAGGAGAACACATGAGCGACCACGTAGATACCGTGCTGCTGACCGATGAGTACCTGGAGGCTGCGCGCGAGCTGCGCCAAATCAGCCAGGAAAAGAAAGTGCTTGCCGAGCGGGAAGCGGCCGTGAAGCAAACCCTTGAAAAGCTCCTGACGGTTGGGGAGCGCGGTGTGAGCGCCGATGGTGAAGAACTCGTGGCGGTGCGCAAAGGTGCGGCACGGTTCAAGCCAGAACTCGCCGCGCAAGCCCTCCCAGAGAATGTGCTGGCAACCGTGATGGTGAGCGTACCGGACGCAAAACTAGCTAAAGCGATCTTGTCACCTGCCCTGTACGAGCAGTGCTGCGAATACAACAAGGCAAGCGTGGTCGCACTGTGAACTGCCTGGTATGCAATCAGCGCTTAGAGCAAGTCGGGTCCACCCAACTGCACCCAACGTGCTCTGCTGACCCTGAACTCTTGGCTACAGAACTATTCACCAAGATTGCCGATTCCATCAACAATCAGCCCCGCTCCATGCAAAAACGCATTGGCCCAAGTGAACTTGGCGTGCCTTGTGCGCGGCGCGTTGGTTATCGGCTCTCAGGAATGCCAACAGTGAACAACCGTGGCCCCGCGTGGAAGCCCTACGTTGGCACGGCGCTTCACGAGCAGTTAGCCAACCTCATGGCATCTGATGAAGCGCAACGCATCACCAGGAACCCAGAAGCTGGCACACGCTGGCACGTGGAAGAACGCTTGAGCGTTGGTGAAATCAACGGCACGGAAATTACCGGCTCGTGTGACCTGTTCGACGAAGCCAACGGTGCGGTGTGGGATTGGAAGTTCACCAGCCGTAACCAAATCCGCGAAAACTACCGGCCAAAAGGCCCAGGGGAGCAGTACCGCGCCCAAGCGCACCTGTACGGGCGAGGTTGGGAGCGCAAAGGCTACGAGGTGCGCACCGTCGGAGTCATCTTTATGACCCGTGACGGAGAAATTTCAGACCGACACGTGTGGAGCGAGGAATACAACCCAGCTATTGCCAAAGCCGCCCTCACTCGCGCCAGCGAAATCTCCGTGGCCCTTGACGCATTAGGCGCGGATTTCGTCCTGCCCACATTGGACACCGCAGATGCTCATTGCCGTTTCTGCCCGTGGTTTCGCAGCGGCTCACAAGACCTCGCCCTGGGATGCCCAGGGCAGGAAACACAACAGGAACAACCAACTCTCACGCAACTGATAGGAGCATGAAAAATGGGCGCACTAGGGAACGAACTTTCAGGTGGCGGCACGTACCTGAAGTTTAGTAAAGACACCATTGGGACGACTTACAGCGGCACAATCACGGACGTTTCCGTGCGACAAGCACGCAAGTTCCAAAGCACCGAACTTGACACCTGGGATGACGGCAAGCCCAAAAACGAAGCCGTATTCACCCTCGCCACAGACCAGCGTGACGCTGACAACCCAGATGACAACGGGGAGCGCATCCTCACCATCAAACTGTGGGGCAAACAGCGTGACGCTCTGCGCGCAGCCGTGCAAGAAGCTGGCATCAGCGAACCAGAACCAGGGATGACGTTTAGCGCCACGCACGTTGCTGGCGTTGGTGGGTCAGTAGACCCGCGCGTGTACAAGTACGTCATCGGTAAAGGTGCGCCCGTTGCAGCTGCGCTTGCGGAAGCGCCAACAGCACAGGCCGCAGCAAACCCCGCTGAGACTGCACGCACCCTGCTGGCCGCTGGTCTGGACATCAAGAAGGTGGCAGAAAGCACTGGACTGCCAGAAACCACGGTTGCAGCACTCGCAAACGCACTCGCCAGTTAATCCAGGCCGCCTTGCACGGAGTAAGACCGCGCCAGTTCACGACTGAGCAAGGCACATGACAGCAAACCCATCACTTCTCGAAGCGGCACTTGCGTGGCAAGCCGCTGGCGTTGTTGCGCTTCCAGTACGCCCAGACGGCACGAAAGCCCCAGGGCTAAACAGTTGGAAGGCATACCAGCAACGCCAACCCACGCTAGATGAACTCATCGCCTGGTTCAGTGGTGAGGCTACTGACGGCATCGGGGTGCTCACCGGTGCAATCAGTGGTGGCCTGGAAATGGTGGAACTAGAAGGACGCGCGGCCTGCACCAACGTGGCCCAAGACCTCACTGAACTGCTCCAAGCACACGATGCCTATGAGATTTGGGCGCGCATCTCCAGCGGTTACCAGGAAGAAACCCCATCTGGTGGTCTGCACCTTTTGTACCGCGTCAGTGACGGCCAAGTTCGACGTAACACGAAACTAGCTAGGGATGAAAAACGCCAAGTGCTCGCAGAGTCACGCGGAGAAGGTGGATTCGTCGTGGTAGCGCCATCTGGTGGCCGCACCCATCCCAGTGGATTGAACTGGGTTATGGAAGCAGGCTCCATTGCCGACATTGCCACCATCACCGCTGACGAACGAGACCTGCTCTGGGCTGTCATTGCAATGCTGGACCGAGAGCCACCACGCGCCGAGCAGCAGCCAACTACTGGGATGTTCGCTGGCGCAACGAACGGCACACGCCCTGGGGATGATTTCGACGCGAAAACCACGTGGGAGCAAATCCTCACCCCACACGGTTGGACTATTAGCCGCCGCATGGGCAAAGGCCACGCTTGGACACGCCCAGGGAAAACCCACGGCATCTCAGCCACCACCAATCAGGCAGCAGATGGCGTGGACCGCCTCTACGTGTTCTCCTCATCCACCGAGTTTGACCCCGAAACCCCCTACACCAAATTTGGGGCATACGCGCTCCTAGAGCACCACGGTGACCACTCCGCAGCAGCCAAGCAATTGGTTGCCGACGGCTACGGCACGCCACCACAGCAATTCACCACCCAAAACACTCCCTATATAGAGGAGCAGTCAGCAGCCCAAACCGAGCAGACAACCACCGCAGTGGTTGTGACAGAGGAACAGCCAGCAGCGACCCTGGCGAGGAGTGAAGATGGGCACTCCCAGGCGCTCATCGCCACCTACGGGGCAGAGCTGCGGTACTGCCCACAGATGGGGCGCTGGCTGCACTGGGATGGGTGGCGCTGGCACAAGCAACCAGCAGGTGGTGGCATCACCCGCGAGTTTGCCAAGCAAATCGCGCGCACCTACCCCGATGACCAAGGCTGGGCCACGCACAAGAAGCGCTCCCTAAGCAATTCAGGAATCAGTGCGTGCTTGAGCTTGTCAGAAACTGACTACCGCGTCAGCGTGGATATAGACGAATTGGACGCGCGCCCATGGGAATTGAACACTCCAGGCGGCATCATCGAACTGCGCACCGGAAAACTGCGCCCAGCAGACCCACGGAGCCTGCACACCAGAACCACCGCAGCTGCCCCAGACTTCCAAGCAGACCGCAGCGTGTGGCATGACTTCCTAGACACCACGTTCCAAGGTGACGCTGAACTGATTGGCTTTATCCAGCGGCTCATGGGGTATGCGTGCGTGGGCGCGGTTCGTGAAGCTATCTTGCCGGTCTTCTACGGGCAAGGAGCCAACGGCAAAACCGTGCTCCTTGAAACCGTGCAAGGGGTGTTGGGGGACTACGCCACCGTTGCCCCACAGAAGTTTCTCGTACAAGGCCCATCCCAGCACGCCACCGAAATAGCTGGGCTAGCAGGCGCACGGTTGGTTATCGCCTCAGAAACGAACGAGGGTGAGCGGTTCGATGAAGCGAAAGTCAAACTGCTCACCGGCGGGGACCGTATCAAGGCACGGTTCATGCGCCAAGACGAATTCACCTTCACCCCATCGCACCTGCTGGTGATGATGACGAACCACCGCCCAGAAGTTGGCTCAGGTGGAACCTCATTTTGGCGCAGGCTACGAGAAGTGCCGTTTAACCACATCGTGCCCGAACACAAGCGCAATGCCGAGCTGAAAGAGCAGCTCATAGAGCAGCACGGCCCAGCCATCATGGCGTGGCTCACTGAGGGCGCGGCGGCGTACTACAAGGAAGGGCTGAAAGAACCAGAAGGGGTACGGGTCGCCACGAAGGCTTACGAAGCAAGCACCGACACGGTAGCCAGATTTGTGGAAGATGTCGTCATCTTGGGTGGCGGGGAAGCAGTCAAAGTCAATAGCGCCGCAGTGCGTGAAGCCTACGAAACCTGGTGCGTTTCGGAAGGTGAAAAACCCGTCAGCGCTAAAGCACTCACGACCCAGTTATGCGCCAAGTGGCCCATCACAAAGGTGAAAGGCAGCCGCGGGGTGAGGTATTTAGCAGGGCTGACCCTGGCTACAAGCGCCACAGATGATGCGCCACACCTGGGAGGTGAGAGCGCATGGCAGAGGTAACAACGCGCCACACATGCCACATGCCACACGTGCGAAATGTGGCACAACATTTGAAAAATTCCTCACAAAGTGGCGCGTGTGGCGCGTTTTTTGAGTATGAAAAAAAACCAGGGTGTGGCGTGTGGCACGTTTCTCTAGGTTCCACTTCCGCGCGCGCGCATAAGAGACCAATGTTCAACAAGCCGAAATGCGCCACACCATGACCTCCAAACGGATGCCGAAATGGCTTCAATCCATGCTGATTGAAAAAGGGGTTATCAGTGAAGCTGGACTAGGACGCAAAGCCTGGATAAAGACCTGCCGCAAATGTTCCACGCCAACCCTGGCAGGACTAGACGCTGATGTCTGTGCATTCGATGCCTGGTGTGACCTAGGCGAACTCAGCCCAGCAGGAGAAGCAGCAGCCCTGTTGGACGGCCGCCGCACCTACCAACTGTTCTACACAAACTCCCTGTCCTACCGGCACTCCTGGCACATCACCAGCAGGCCAGCAGGAGACCCACAACACCCAGTATTCGCAACCCATCGCTGCGGTGAGCCAATCCCAGCTGTCTGGTGCGTGCCACCAACACAGCAAGCAGCACATCTCGAACCTGAAGGGGTTTTGTTCTGATGGAACAGCAATGGCTAGATGCCCAGCACTGGATGGAAAAAGCCCACTGCTCGCAAGCGCCATTCCCCGACGACTGGTTCGCACCAAATGACAGCAAGGAGACCGCTTACGCCAAAGGGGTCTGTATGCGCTGCCAAGTGGCAACAGAGTGCCTGAAATATGCAAACGACAACAACCACTGGGACGGCATTTGGGGCGGTCTCACGGCACAAGAAAGGCGGCAACTGAGATGAGCCAAGAAGTGCATTGTGTGCTGTGTTCCCTCAGAGGCATACAGCGCGAACTTGAAGAAGGCCACTGCTGCGAGCGCTGCCGCAGTTGGTTGCACAACACCGTCATAGACATAGGGTTCCTCGCCTCAGAAGCCGCATCCTACGAACCACCAGCAACTACCGGTGGATTCACCTCCATTGCCTACGGGTCAAAACCACCACTGGACATCGAACGCATAGACCCAGAGTTGTCACTCATCAAACTCATTCCAGGCGATGAGTCCAGCACGGTCACCATCTTGGACATGCTGGAAATGTGGGAACGGGCAATCAGAGAAGACCGTGGATATACCAAATACGGTCCAGCATCCAGCCAGCGAGCGATGGCCAAAAGAGTACGGTTAGCTGATACCCAAGCCACCCTCATTGGCTGCGTGGACTTCCTCGCCGGTCAAGTGGATTGGATAGTGAGCGAACCCAATTTCGGACTGGAAGAATTCGCAGACCAAATCCGCAGGGCCGCATCCATCCTGCGCAGATGGAGTAGTGAGCAAATTGGCACACGCATTGCTTGCCCTGGCATGGTTGAAGACCGCCCATGTGGCAACCAAATCCGTATCAGCTCAGAAGGAGAAGAAGTCACCTGCCGTAAATGTGGGCATCCGTGGACTATTGAGTGGCTCATCATGGTTGCCGGAGAAGATGCAGACGGCTGGGCCGACATCGAAGCAGTCAGCAAACTCTCAGGGCTACATGAACGCACCATCAGACGCTGGGCACGCGCAGGCAAAGTACGCAAACGCGGTCAGTTGTACAACGTGCGCGACGTATCAGAAGCAGCAAACAAAGCAGCAACAGCATGAGCACAACGCTTCCTTGCAATGTGTCCGAAACTTTTGATACGCTGCGCTTGCGCGCATCTTGTGTCAAGAGACATCAGATGCGCATTGCTGTGTGTGGATGTCATGGCTAGAAGCGGAAGCACTCGAAGATGGCGCACCCTTGTTGCCCAAGTACTCGCTGAAGAAGCAGGCATCTGCCACCTCTGCGGTAAACCAGGGGCTAACTCTGGAGACCACCTCATCCCAGTCTCCGTGCGCCCAGACCTAGAACTAGAACGGTCCAACGTCAGGGCCGCACACCTGCGATGCAACCTCAAGCGGGGAACCAAACCACTGCGCCAAGTCACCGAGCTGCGCACCTCACGTGCCTGGTAACCATCAACCAAGAGGCAGCCAGGGAGGGGGGCCACCCCCTGACCGTCCTGGGGGGGACAAGGCCAGGGGTTGTGCCAATTTCTCTCCCCGAGCCTTAAGACCTT